ATTACAATAGAGCCAGCCGATTGCAACAAAGAATTTAAAGCAGCATGTTCACTACGAATAGTAACCTTTCTACCATCTAATCCTTTGATGAAACCTTTTCTAGCCGCTCCTTGGACTCTGTTTCTAAGATGTTCAAATGATGGGAGATTAGTAAAGATAGATTCTCTAATTCTTTTACCATCTTTCTGGCTTCCTCCAACCACTTGACCAAGTTTAAGATTTCCGGCTCCGTAGACAAGGGCATAGATGAATGTTTTAGCCTGATCTCTTGTCTTTAATCCAGCAGCCTGTTGATGTGCTGTATGTATGTCTCCCGTCAAGACAACATTAGTATACTCAGGATCATTCATATAATGAGCAAGACATCTCAGTTCCAGTCCACTTGCGTCAGTACCTACCAGACGATATTCAGATGGATCGTTAACTGTCCATAGTCCTCTACATTCTTTACCATAGGGACTGGAGACAGAAGGAACCTGGGCCATATTAGGAGTCGCATGTGCCATTCTTCCAGTAATTGTACGTAAAGTCAGTACCCTGCCATGTACCCTGTCACTGTTACGACATTCTTTTATCCATGATTTTAAAAGACCTGTTCTTTTTTGCAAGAGAAAGTATCTGTTAAACATTTCAGCAAGTGGTTTGACTTCATCAGGTTTTTTTATCTGTGAAAGAACTGCTTCATTAATTACTATATTACCTTTCTCTGTTTTCTGTTTGGGTTCCCATCCTTTTTCCATCAGTCTCTCTGCAATCTGTTTTCTGCTGGCAATGTTAAAGGGTATGTATTTCGTTTTTGTTTTCAATTCTATTTTTACTGGCTCAAATAATTTCTGGGCTTCTTCTTCCAGCTTGTCCTGTTCATCAGTAAGTTGGGCAAGCAGGAGAATTGCATTCTTTATATCAAAAGCAAATCCATTTTTTTCCTGCTCGTTAATTACCCACCTGATTTTTCTTTCCAGTTCATAGGATTTATCTGAGAAATTTTTCCCTTCTTCTTTTAATGTGTTTGCAACTCTTCTGGTTAATTCTGTATCCTGTTTACAATAGGCCAGCATTTCAGAACTGTACTCTTTAAAATCATTCATGTCACCTTTCTTGAATCCAAGATGATTTCCCCATGCTCCCAAAGAATGACCACCATCTCGAACAGGATTAAACAATTGAGATTCTATCATTGTATCTCTGATCTGATTTAATTTTATATCAGAACCAGTAAACTTATTAAGGATAGGCATATCAAAACTGATACCATTATGCATTATGAATTCATCTATACCCTTTGACCATGCCGCAAAGTTTTTACATTCATCTCCTACCCATATCTTTAATGGTTCAGTCAGGGGATCTGCCACAATACAATGTATTTTAGTGGCATCAAGGGCGTCTGTTTCTATATCAACAACTGCTCTTTTCATGATTCATCTATAATAGATTTTTCCCATACCATAGGTTCTTTTATAAAATATTTGCTTTCAATAGCATCACTTAATTTAATCCTGCTTATGACATCCTTTCTTGTCTTTCTTGTGTAATATTTATATATTGCTTCAGCAGGTGTATCCACATAAACATCCTCTACTTTATCCATACAGAAGTTTAGTAACGGCTGTCTGTTCATCAATAGATAATCTTTTTCTCTTTCAAAAACTATACAATCAGCTTGTCCATAAAGCCATCCAGGATTACCTCTTACATTCTTGAACTCTACCCATGTATACACATCATCGAATGAATTATTTCTTCGTGCGGTTTTCTTACGTCCTTTAACATCTACTGAAAAAGGCTTACCATTTTTCTCAATATAAAAATCGATATGATCATACATGTCCTGAGAAGGTGAGGATTTATTTACTATATATCCCCTCTTTTCTGCTTCAATAACAAAATTATTTTCCGTACTGTTTGTATAATAAGTCATTAATTATTCTCCATAAATGGATTATCAATTTGCGACATCCTACCAGTATCTTTATCATAATGCAAGTAGCAGGCCGCTCCTGTATCTCCTGTATATCTATTTTTAAGGACACGAATTGTGGTGGTGTTCGCTTCTACATCATCATCTGCCTGTTGGTTTCTTTCCAGAGCTATGACACTATCAGAAAGATGTGCAATACTTGCTGATCCTCTGAGATGTGAGAGTGATACTTCTCTACCATCCTCATGTCCTCTGTCCCCCGCTGGTCTGCGTAGATGACTGACAAGTAACAAAGCTATACCTGTTTCTTCTACAAGTGAGCGCAGCTTGGTCATGAGAATATCTATGGACTTTCTTTCATCACCATTATCTTCCTGTCCTGATACAAGGATAGACAGATGATCCAGAAATATCCATTTACAATCCATTGCCTTTGCCATGTGTCTTATACGATCCAGTATTTCGTCATTAGACATGGAACCAAAATGATCGAATGCAGAAAACCTTCTGTTACCTACAGTTTTTTTCTGCCACTCCTCCAATTGCTGTCTTGTATATTTTTCCCTGACTTCTTTAATATATAATCTGGCGTTTGCTTCGACACTCATAATATTAAAAGTAGTATTATGAACATTCTCTTCCATTGCCAGTACACCAATATTATCTTCAGTGTTCAGCATGATATGATGCATAAGCTCTCGCATAATACTTGACTTACCCATACCAGCACCACTGGTAAAGGTAACAAGCTCACCTGTACGTATGCCATATGTCTTTTCATTTAATCCAGACCAGGGATATAGACAGGTAGTATAATTTTTTTCATCATACAGACTATCACCAAGATCAGCAAGATTAATGATGCCAGCAGGAGTATAGGGAACGGCTGACCACCAGAGATCTATAAACTTTTTAGACTGTCCAACTTTAAGATATTCGTTGGCGTCTTTTAAAATCAGATTAACAATCTTGCATTTGTTTGGTTCAAATAGTCTGGCAACTTCTGTTGCAGCTTTCTTACCTTGATCATCATTATCAAAACAAATTACAATATTATCAAATTTGTTTAGATATTTAAAGGATTGTTTACAGTTTTTCAATGCTGAATGTGCACCATTTTTCAAGGATACTGCTGGCCACTTCGATCCAAACATCTGATAGGCAGACATTGCATCAAGCTCACCCTCACAAATGGTAATGTATTTACCGCCTTCTGAAAACAGATGTTGTCCAAAGAGAACTGAATCTTCCATGCTGCCTTGTGACCAGAATTTTTTATCCTTTGTTTCCCTGATCTTTTCACAAACCTGATTACTTTCTTTATTATAATAAGGATATACATGGTGAGAAATTATAGAGCCAGAAAGTTTACACTTTACTCCATAAAATTTTGCAGTATCAAGTGAGATTTTTCTATCTGAAATTTCAACTATCTGATCTTTGGTTGAACTGGTCATAGGTCTTTCCATCTGTACTATTTTTTTCTCGGGAATTATATCTTCATTATTGAAGCGTGTCTCACAACTAAAGCAAAAAGAATGTCCATCGGAGTGTTGTACACAAGCAGTACTTGCTCCACATTCTGGGCATGGCCCTCTCTTACCCCAACCTTTTGTCTGCATTACCAACTTTCCTTTCATTATAAAATATCTCTGATATGTAATAGGTTTTAGAAAAATCAACTTTTAATACATCACATAAATTTTTTCTATTACTCAACTCCTCTATTGCCTGTCTCTTTGTAGAAAAAGATTCGATTACAGTATCCCCAGAATCTCGTTTAAGTACAAGATGCCACGGCTTCACGACCAGCATGGTTGTATCTCCAGTATAATGATCATGTTATGGAAGTGTCCTCATAGCTTTCCTTCCATAGATTGTGAACAAAATCTTCCTTGTCTTCCATGATCTCATTGATTTCCTGCTTGGCATATTTCTTTGCCTCTTTCATATCATAGCCTTCAATTTCGTACTGTCTGACAAGATCCCTGAATAAAGCCTGTCTTTCTTTCTGCCATAAGTTTTTACTCATCATCCAAATCCTTTATAAATTCATCTATTTCTTCTGATTTTGTAGGATCATACCCCTGCTCGTGCATGAAATACCATAGATCAGGAGGAAATCCTCTTGCCTTTCTTATTTTTTCCTGGTTATCTTTCCACTTGGAAAAGAATTCAATTATTTTTGCGGTCATCCAACTCTACCCACGATCTTTCATCTTCATTTATGTATTCTTTTTTTGCTATTGAAAGCTCTCTTCTTAATTTTTTAATAGTTTGATTGGCTTCGGTAAGCTGTTCTTTCAGAAGACTTATGTTCTTGTGTAAAATGGTATGGGTTTTCAATGGTAGGTCAGTGAAGTCTATCAATTTTAATTCCTCCTTCGTCAATATAAGATGAATTCCAATCATTTTCAAGTCCCATTGAAGCAAGAAATCTTATGGCTTCAGTCATTGAATCAAATTTTATTGGAATACCTACAGGATCAGTCAAGATATCAAAAGATGTGAAATCAATAGATGCTTTAAAGTTTAAGTTCTGAGTTATTATAAACATTTTATTCCCTTAAAATGGACACAAATATTATACCACAGCAGGAGGGCAGACGCAACCACTAACAGGTAGCGTACACTTAAAACGCTACCTGTTGGGAACACACTGTTATTCAAACCTGTGTTCAGAAACAAGTCGAGAAAATTCAGCAGTTAATTCCACAGAATCTTTTGAAAGTTCTATAATTATTTTTGTGATTGTTTCAAGACGTTCAGCCAGATCCATTCGCTGAAAGTCTGATCCCCATTTTAAAGATATGCTACTACTATTTTTATCTGGTCTATATATTGATATGATATTTGTTTCGGGACATGCGTCTTCCTTTAACCAGAGTTCTTTAGACATCAGAATTTTCCTTTACTAAGTTTAAACATTTCATCACAAATATCTTTTCTCTGAGCAGCTATCTCCTTTTCTATTGTAACAAGTGTTTCAATTTGATCAACTCTATCCATCATATTAAAAGCCTGTTCATATTTAAATGAAGGGGCTTGTTGATCTGGATGTCTTAATATAATAATTAATTCTTTTAATATTTTATTTTCTTTATCAATCATTACATTTCCTTTTGTGGTAGGTCCAGTGTAATCTCCCAACCTTTCTTGGTCAGGTAATCTATTGCATCAATCTCAATACAATCTACTGCATCTACACGCTCCAGATTTACGTCGGGTTCAGACCAGCCTTGGCTCTCTGCAAACTCAAGCAGATTACCAAGACCTTCATAGGCGTAGATGTTATATGACATTTTATTCATAGTAGCTCATTGTTATAAATATAAAAACCACAGTTATCAAGACTGATATAACGTATCCTCTTGCCAGTAGCTATCTTTACATAGCGTCCCTTCGGAGTGGCTTCGATACTATAGCCACAGTCATGTACTCCATTTGTCCTGTCAATAGAACATGCCTGATCAATAGTCTTGTCCAACTGTTTAAGATTATTAATCTTTGCAGGATTTCCAATAGCCCAAACTAAATTCTTCATAGTATCTAACATTCTATTCTCCTTGTTAGGTTGTAATATTAACATTAAATTCTGTTTCTATCCATACCTTTGCACCACAACTCAATGGTTTATCTGGTCGATATATTATTTTACATGGTCCGTCAATAGAAACTTCATGTGCATAGTCATTACTCTTATATGTCTTTACAGTTATGACAGGCTTACGTTCACCAGTTTTACTATTCTTTCTAATAACATGTTGATTTACATGAATAATTTTT